CTTCTATCTCAAAAGCAGTTTGAAAAGTATGCCGAACAGGACCTTCTTGAATTATACGACTCGTGGTGGCTCATTACCCCCATCGCCGGCTATTCGTACTACGCGTGGATTGTCAACACGGTCGGCAGTTTGCGCTCCGGCCACGCGTACAGCGGCTACCGTGGCGTTCGGCCGGCTTTCCGTTTGGAATCTGAAATCGAAATCGTCCAGCTTACGGCCGACACAGTCCGCGAAATGGCATTTTCGGAATATACCATTATTCGGTCAATGGAAATTATGGCGGCCAGAGCCGCCGCCACGGAAGGAGGTTTCGCGAATGAATAAAACAAAAATTGACTGGGCGACTATGTCCTGGAACCCTGTCACTGGCTGTCTTCACGATTGCCCTTATTGCTACGCTCGAAGAATCGCACAAAGGTTCAGCGGCCTTGATGGCGTCGGATCAGATGGCCTTCTGGAATTATCTCAACGCCGCGACCATGCCTTCCCTGCTGGATTTATGCCTACTTTCCACAAATACAGACTTGATGAACCGGCAAAGAAAAAGAAACCACAGGTTATATTTGTCGGGTCCATGTGTGATCTATTTGGCGACTGGATTCCTGATGGGTGGATATTGAGGGTATTTGAAGCCTGTAAAGAAGCCCCTCACCATAGATATTTATTCCTAACAAAGAATCCAGAACGATACCTAAACCTATATTACAAAGGCAAACTTCCCGAACAATCTAACTTCTGGTATGGAACAACTATCACGAATCAGGTCGATTATGAAAGGGTCTGGCGAAGACTGGGCAATCTTCCGCTGACTTACAATATTTATTTCAGTATTGAACCAATACATGGCGAAATAAATCTGGGGTTCATGCCGCCGTGGATCATTATTGGAGCAGAAACCGGAAGCAGGAAAGATAAAAAAATCCCGAAGCGAGAATGGATTGAAAGCATAGTCCTTGCTTGCACAGAAGAAGCAGTTTTTATGAAAGAAAGTCTTCGTCCGGTTTGGGGCGACAACCTGATTCAAAAATATCCCTGGTAAGGTGGTGTTATATATGCAGAATCAGGAAACGAAATGGATAAGTGTAAATGACAGATTACCAGAATGCATAGAGAAATATGGAATTTCCAAAGTCGTGTTGTGTCTTGACGCCAGAGGGAGAGTAGGATTTGGCATTTACCAAAACGGCGAAAGGCAATTATATCATGAGGGATGGTTTACCGGGGGCGAAGTTGGCGAAAATTGCGTAAAAATTACCCACTGGATGCCCATACCAGAACTCCCAAAAAACGATATTAACAAATGAACCATTATAAGCACAGAAATATTTTCAATCCTGGGCGCACAGGACGCCGCAGGAGCGACGAAAACAACCGAGGACGACCAAATATATTACCGAGCAAAAACGAAGCCCTTAAATGGCAAATAAAACGCTTTTAGAAGATGGGAGGAAATCGAATGAATCAATGTCAACTTCTGGGACGCCTTGTCCGTGATCCTGAATTGAGATATACTCAACAGGGAACGCCGGTCTGTTCCTTTACGCTGGCTGTGGACAGGCGTTTCAATAGAGATAAAACAGACTATATAAGGGTGATTGCCTGGCGCAATACAGCCGAATTTTGCGCGAACTACTTTCAGAAAGGTTCCAGGATCGCCCTGGTCGGAAGCATTCAAACACGGACCTGGGAAGACGATAGCGGCAAGAAACACCGCGAAGTCGAGGTTATCGCCGATTCAGTCTACTTCGCCGAATCCAAAAGAGATAATCAGCCTGAAAGTCCTGTCGAAGACGCTATCGCAAGCGGTGATTTTATACCTGTGGACATGGACGAAGATTGCCCCTTTTAACGGGCCGGCCGGAGAAGGGAGGGAATCGACGTGGACGCAGAAAGAAGAATTCGCAGGAACATTGAAGACATACTTCAGAACCACGACCAGGAGATTATGACCATAGACGCGCAGATCGAAGCAGAACGCGCCGCGCTGGAAGATGTGGACCTGGAAAGCATAAGGGCCAGGGCCTACCCGTCAATCAAATATGACGACGTCCGCGTTCAGACCACTTCCCCGGACAGCAAAATGGTTCACATTGTCGAAGCGATTGAACGCAGGCGAAAAAGAGCGGAAAGAAATATCGCCGCGTTGGAAGAACGAAGGCGTCAGATAGAAGCAGTCTATCATAACATATTAAGCCTGGACACGAAGTCAAAATGTGTTTTACTTACCCTTTATTATCCGAAACGCACTTATGAGGAAGCGGCCGAAATTCTTAACGTCGACGTTTCGACTATAGCCAGAAGAAGAAAAGCCGCAATTACTTCCCTGGTCAAAAGGTTCTGGCATACTGAAAAGAACAGGCTTCCGGCGAATGAAGAAAAATGCGTTAAAATTTGATTGCAAATGATTGCAAGTGTATGCAGTTATACGCCATTGTTCGTATAAAAACCCCTATGGTAATATTATCCTGGGGACTGGGCGGTCCCCCCTCCTTTAATATAGGGAAACCGAAGAAGACGTCTTAAATAGGCGTCTTTTTCTATTATCCCCGTACAAATTGCAATTATACACGAAAGGTCGGTGATGAATCGTGGCATTGACGAAGAAACAAAAAATCTTCTGTGACGAATACCTGATTGACCTTAACGCCACACAAGCGGCGATTCGCGCCGGTTATAGTGTGGAAAGCGCGGGATCAATCGGAAATGAAAACCTGAAAAAACCTGAAGTTCGCGCGTGTATAGAAAAGGCTATGGCCGAGCGTTCGAAAAGGACCGGAATAAATGCTGACCGCGTCCTTCGTGAACTTGCCAGGATCGCCTTCGTGAATGCGGCCGACGTCATAAACTTCGACAGCGCAACAATCGCAGAAGGCGCTTCCGAGGACGACACAGCGGCAATAGCTTCTGTTAAGGTCAAGACTATTCCAACGGCAGACGGCGAAGGTGTGGAACGTGAAATCAGGCTGGCAGACAAAATCAAAGCCCTTGAATTATGCGGAAAACACCTGGGAATGTTCAAGGACGATCCGGAATCAAATGTCCCTGTGACGGTGGTGATCAATTATGACTATGGCGGCGAAGATTGAAGTCAGGTCTTCGGCGCAGTTTAACCCTGTATTCCGGCCGGTCAATGAATGCCGTAAAAGATACCGCATACTGAAAGGATCAGCCGGTTCAGGAAAGTCGGTCAATATCGCCCAGGACTATATTGCGAAGCTGTCCGATCCATACTACACAGGCGCGAACCTTCTTGTCGTTCGTAAGATTGAGGAAACGAACCGCGACAGTACCTTCGCAGAACTGCAAGCGGCCATATACAGAATGTTCGGGGCATACGCGAATAAATTCTGGAAGGTGAATCTGAATCCCCTATCCCTGGAATGCAAGATCACCGGCAACAAGATTATATTTCGCGGTGTGAAGGATCAGCGACAACGTGAAAAGGTCAAGTCAATCACCTTCAAGAAAGGGAAACTGGTCTGGATATGGATTGAAGAAGCGACGGAACTTCTTTCCGAAGACGTTGACATTCTGGACGATCGTCTTCGTGGAGATTTGTCAGAAATAAACCCGAATCTGTATTACCAGATCACAATGACCTTCAACCCTGTCAGCGCTTCCCACTGGATCAAGGCCCGATATTTTGACAAGGCCGATCCGGAGGTCCTGACGCACCATTCCACATATAAGACGAACCGCTTCATTGACGCCGGCTATTTCCGACGTATGGAGCGCCGCGCCGTGGAGGACCCAGAAGGCTATCGTGTTTATGGTCTTGGTGAATGGGGCGAACTTGGCGGTCTGATCCTGACGAACTTTGAAGTCCATGACTTCCCGACAGACAGGGATCGCTTCGATTCTGTCTATTATGGTCAGGACTTCGGCTTCAATCACGCGAACGCAATCCTGGGGATCGGCTACAAGGACGGCGAAATTTATATCCGGTCTGAACTGTATTGCTTTGAAAAGGACACGGAAGAAATTATCGGCCTGGCCCGTGCGGCGAAGATTGATCCGCGAATAGAAATGTTTTGCGATTCGGCCGAACCTGACAGGATCAAGACCTGGCAGAAGGCCGGATTCAGGGCCTATCCTGCAAAGAAGGAACAAGGAAGCGTCAAAGCCCAGATTGACTTCCTGAAAGGCCGCAAGATACACATACACCCTTCCTGTGTGAACACGCTTAAAGAAATTCAACAATGGAAGTGGAAAAAGGACCCGACAACGGGTCTTTATATAGACGAACCAGTCGAATTCATGGACGACGCTATGGCCGCCCTTCGTTATTCCGTTGAAAGAATTCGTCGCGGTTCCGCTATCGAAGTTTTGAAGTGAGGTGAAAAAGCATGGCAGAACTAACCGTCATGGACCGGATAAACATGATCCTTTCTGATCCGAAGAAGGCAACAATGTCACTGGCCCAGATCGTCGGCGAAGAAATAAAAGAATTCAAGGCTTCCGAGCAATACAGAATCATGGTCGAAGCTGAACAGTATTACAGGAACCGGTCTGACGTCCAGAGGAAAACAAACGACGTCGCCAATCGTTCAAACTGCAAAATAGAACACCCGATCCTAAAAAAGCTGGTTGACCAGAAAGCGAATTATCTTCTGTCAAAGCCCTGGACCGTGGACACCGGAAATAAAAAGTACGGCGACGCCCTGAATGAAGTATTCGATCCTACGTTCCGCCGCAAGATCAAGAGCTTAGGGAAAGGCGCTTTCAAGTCAGGCATAGCCTACATACAGCCCTATTTTGACAATGGGAAGCTGGCCTTCATGCGTATTCCTTCGACGGAACTGATTCCTTTATGGAGCGACGCAGAGCGAACCAAAATGGACGCCTTCATTCGCTTTTATGACCAGATAATCTATATCGGGAACCGGAAGCACACGATCACGCGCGCCGAATTCTGGTTTTCTGGTGGCGTGAAGCGGTTTGTCACCGGTCAAGAAGGCGGCTATAACTTCATGGTTGATAAGGATTACGGCGACGAATCCAACGACTACACAGAAAGCCACTTTGTCGTCGGAAATAAGGCTTACAACTGGGAAGAAGTCCCGATTGCCTGGCTGAAATACAACGAAGAAGAACTTCCCCTTTGCTATTTCATAAAGGACCTGATCGACGACATCAACTGGCAGACGTCAGTGACGGCCGACGTCCTTCGTGACGTGGCAAAATTCATTTATATTCTTAAAAACTACGGCGGCCAGGACCTGGGCGAATTCATCAAGGACCTAAAGGAACACTTGGCGATCAAAGTCACGTCTGACGGCGGCGTGGATAAATTACAGGCCGATCTGAATATTGACGCGGTCATGGCCTTCCTGGACAAACAGCGCCGCGACGTGTTTGACTTCGCTTCCGCTGTGGATACAAAGGACCCAGACCTGGGGAACGCTTCCGGAACGGCGATCAATTTCCGATACATGGACCTTGACGCTGACTGTGAATCGCTGGGGACCGAATTGAAAGACACCTTCCAACGCCTGAAATTGTTCATTGACGTCTATTTGCAGCTAACCGGAAAAGGCGACTTCACAAAGGAACAGTTCGACATTGTCTTCAATGTGGATATGCCTGTCAATGAAACCGACGTGATCAACAATGTCAGAAACAGCGACGGGATCATTTCCAGAAGGACACAGCTTCAAAATCACCCGTGGGTTCAGGACGTAGACGAAGAAATAGCCTGGATTGACGAAGAAAAGAAAAAGGCTATGGAGGAATTCGGGTCTGGTCTGTTCGATAATGCCCTGGGCGCGAACGCTGGCGCCAATATAGGCGACAACGGAAACGGCGGTGGCAATAATGGCGAACAGTAAAATATATTGGTATAAGCGCGCTCTGGTCCGTGAGAATGAAGCCTATCTTCGCGGCGCCGCCCTTTCAGCAAAGACTTTCACAGAGTACGAAAAGGCGGCAAAGGCGATCCGAAAAGAGATCAGCGACTTTTATTCAAGGTATGCCGGCAAATATGGCCTAACATACGAACAAGCAGTTCGCCTTCTGAACCGGAGAGAAGCCCAGGAATGGAAGGCTTCCCTTGCGGAGTACGTCAGGAAGATCGCCCAGGAAACTGATCCGCGCGTTAAGGCACTGTTGACGGCACAGCTTGACGCATTATCATATAACAGTTCAATAACGCGCCTGGAAGCACTTATCGGCCAGATAGATATGATCCTGAATGACCTGTTCACGAAGGGCGTCGCACAGATGAAGGCTGAATTCGGCGACAGCTTCACAGAAAGCTATTATCATAAGGTTTATGATCTACAATGCCGCGCCGGCTTCCTGAACGAATTTGCAAAGATAAACGCCGGCATGATTGAAGGCGTTGTTTCTTATCCCTGGTCAGGCGCTATGTTTTCAGATCGACTATGGCAAAACAAACAGGCCCTTCTTTTCCACCTTCGGGAAATCACAACGCAGGGCCTTATTCAAGGGAAAAGCGTCGTCACTATGTCGAAGGAAATGTCGGCGCGAATGGGTCAATCCTATAAGAACGCGGAACGGTTGATCCGAACCGAAACAAACCATATTCACAACGAAGCCGAGATCGCCGCATATAAGGCGGCCGGCGTGAAGGAATATGAATTCGTGGCAACCCTGGACAGCCGTACAAGTGAAATCTGTGCCAGTCTTGACGGGAAACATTTTCCCCTTTCGGAAGCAAGGCCAGGAACTAACTTCCCTCCCATGCACCCGAATTGCAGATCAACAACGGTCGAATATGATCCGGACGACGAAATGGACTGGTATAATTCCGGAAAGAAAATGCCGAAGAATATGACTTATTCAGAGTGGGCCGAGTATCACGGCATAAAACAGAAGAAATCTTCTGCAAGCAAACGCAATCAATTACAAACAGTTGATTAAACGCCTTCACGGGCGTTTTTTCATATCCAAAATTAGCCGTATCCGTCCGGCGAACAGACGGAACCGCAAAGCGTGTGGAAGTCACGAAAAATACAGCGGTAGAAAGGAGAAACCATGATTCACGAGAGTATCAAAGCCCTACTTGGTGAAGACCTGACAAGCAAAGTCGAAGCGGCACTGAAAGGCAAAGGCAAAGACGGAAAAGACGTCCTGGTGGTCGGTAATGACGGGACATTCGTTCCGGCTGATAAATACGACGCCGTGAAGACACAGTCTGCCAGCGCGGAAAAAGCGCTGAAAGCCGCCGCCGACGCGTTAAAGGCGATCGGTGGTTCTGGTGATCCTGCAAAGATCGCCGAAGACGTGAAAACCGCCCAGACAACAATCAGCACCCTTCAAACGAACCACACGGCAGAAATCAAGAAAATCCAGAAGAATACAGCTTTGAAACTGGCGCTTGCCGGACAGGTTCACGATCCGGCTGATATTATTTCACTTCTGGATCTTGAAAAAATCGACGTGGACGATTCCGGAAACCTAAAAACTGACCTTGACAGTCTTTTGAAGCCTATTAAGGAAACAAAGTCATATCTGTTCAAGGCGCAGGACCAGAATCCGGACATCAAGGGAGCAAAACCGGCCGAGCCCGGCGCGCCCCCTAAAACCAATACACAGGGCGGACCTGTGATCTTTTAACCAAAAACCAACACAAAGAAAGGAATGATTTTCAATGGCAAGAACCAACGCGATCAGCCTTATCAATTCAGGAGCATTGAAGGCTGAACTGAAAGAACTTTACGGATATGTGATCGAGAACGTCCAGAAGAACACCTTGTCTTCCGGCTTGAAATCCCAGGCATATACTGGAAATCCTGCCGCCGGATCGGTGGAATTCAGACGTTTCAAGAACAGCACGTCCAAAAATTACGGAACCGCAAGAGCGGCCGGAAAAGGTGACGCAATCACCGCACCGCCTACCCCTGTAAACCTGTCTGTTCACAAAGAGATCGTCGAGGAATGCGCGAAATTTGACCTTGACACCTTCGGCGTGGGCGGCATTATGGCAAGACGTGTTGACGATCATATCAGGACTATGGTCAGTGAACTTGACGTCGCATTCTTCGCGGCCGCGTTCGCCCCTGGTGGCGGTACTGCTTTCACCACCGCAGAAACAGACCTGGCTAAAATTCTGGAAGCCTATATCCAGACCCTTGAAACCGTCCAGAATGACTATGTTCGCGGCGTACCCCGTGAAATTATGAATATGGTTTGTTCCCCCGCCTTCTATGGCAAGATCAGGGACCTTCTGGACACAAAGCCGAATCCTGGCGTGGACACAGCGGCCGAATCCTTCGGTATGTATCACGGCGTAAGGGTTTATTCTTCGATCAATATTCCATCAGGCCAGAACGCCGTCCTGATGATCGACGGAGCAATCGCCCAGCCGGTTGTGTCCTATCCTTACACCGAGCCGGAAAAGATTCCGCTGTCCAACGACTACGGCGTTTCCTTGTTCTACGACTACGGAACTGCCGTTCTTACCCCTGACCTTATCTTCACCTACGCCGCGTCGTAAGAAAGGCGGTGACCGGTGATGAAATTCAGGAATAAGGAAACCGGCGTTATCCTGGAACCGAGAAGCACAGTCGTTGAAGACCAGCTTCGCAATTCGCCGGCATATGAAGAATACCAGGAAAAAGCTGTCAGTGAGGAAAAGCCGCTGGAAAAGATGAACAAAGCTGAACTTCTGGCCCTGGCGGCACAGATCGGCGTTCAGACCACAGAGAAGGCCACAAACGCCGAAATTATAGCTTTAATCAAGGCGGCGCGTGGTGAATAAAGCCGGCGCCCTGAAAAGGTGGTGAATGGCGTGTTACAACAGATACTTGATTCCCTGGAAGGTTTGACTGACCTTGAAAAGAACGAACTTCTCCAGGTCCTTATGTCGCCGACATATTCCAGGCTTGAAAAGGTAAAGGCCCTTCTTGGAATCACAGGCACGGATCAGGACGGAATCCTTGAATTCGTCATTCAGACGATCGAAGAAATGGTCCTATCCTATACCGGCCAGGACACGCTTCCGGCGCCCCTTGAAAAAGTCCTTGTCGTCATGGCTGTCAGCTACTATAAAAGCGCCGGCCTGGGCGATACTACAGCCGCTGTCGGTCCGGTGGCGTCCGTTAAGCGCGGCGACGTTACAACGTCATTCGCGGCTTCTTCGGGCGCTTCCGGATCAGCTTCAACCTTCAATCTGGGGCAAGACGGCGGCGACTTCTTCGGCTGGAAGACAGTCCTGAACGAATATCGGAAATTAAGGTGGTGATCAGACATGGGATTCGGAAACCCTTCCGCAGAACGCGCGGTCATAGAACGAACCTATGAAGACACCGCCACAGTATCAAGAACAACACCACAGACAGGAGCGAACAAGATCACGAAGTCCGTTCCTTCTGTGGTGTATTCTGCTATCATTTGCGCGCTTTCGCAATCAGGTTCCGACAAGAGCCAACAAACAAAGGCGCAGAACAAAATCGAATATGACGCCGTGATCTTCCTTCCCCCTACTCTTTCGATTCTTCCAGGGGATAAAATCACCCTGAAAAGGTTTGGAAGGTATAGTCCGGACAGTCCGATCATTTACGACTTTGAAGTCGTCGGGCGACCGGCTGTATATCCCACACACCAGGAAGTCAAGGTCAAGGACGGTGATCTGTCTTGAGTGTTGACAACAGCGGCCTGATTGCCTTTCAGCAACAGATCGAAGCCTTGAAAAACGACGTCCCTGACATCATGGAAGAATTGATAATCGGTGAAGGCGTCTACGCGGCGAAACAGGCGAAGCTGATCTGTAAAAACGACGTCCCTGACATTGTGAACAACGGAGATTATCGAAATAACTTCCATGCAGGGAATAAAGCCTTAACTCATAATGGCAACAAGGAACACGACGGAAGCAAGCCGCAAAGGTCAGGCAAATGGTACAGAATCGACGTTTATAATAACCTGGACTATGCGAAGCACCTTGAATATGGCTTCCGAAGTCACTTTGTACCTGGTCACTGGTCCGGTCGTACTTTCGTTTACCAGAAAAACGATCCGGAAGGCGGAATGTATGTCGGACCATATAAAGGCTATGTACGCGGCCACTTCACGCTTCGCAGAGCAATAAAACGGACAAAGGACACGCAGGACGCGCGCCTTGCCCGTAAAATGGACCGGATCATTCGGGAACGCTTAACCCCGCACGGTTCCGGTTAATCGGAGGTATGCGGAATGACTGTGAATAAATTCATGGAAGCCGTTGCTTCAAAACTGACCGGAATCTGGCCTGATCGAAAGGTATTCGTTGACGAAATACCGAAGGACGCGGACGGAAACTTCTTCGTCGGGGTTATTGAAACAAGCCAGGAAAAGAAACTGGACCGTCGAAGGACGCGGTCATGTCAGTTCGAAGTCCTCTATTTCTTGAAGGCAGACGACAACATGGTTTTCAACGACTGGGCCGAATCAATGTATGACAACTTTGAAGCCCTTGACGTTGCCGATTCCGAAACAGGGACGCGCCGGATCACTCTTTCAGGCCAGACGGCCAGGAAGGACGAAACGGGCGTCTTTCAGTTTGTCTTCGACGCGAATTTCAGCTTTGTCCTGGCGCCTGAAATGATTGATCCTATGGAAAACCTTGACCAGAAGGAGGAATTGAAGTAATGGCAACCAAAAAGAAACCCGCCGCACAGGAAGACCAGCCGACGGCGGCGGAACCCAGATACACAAAGGAACAACTGGTCAACAGCAAGGCGTTCAGCCAGCACAGGGACGCCCTTGTGGCTATCCTGGACGCCGGCAAAACATACACAAAGGCACAGGCCGAAAGGCTTGTTTCCGAATTTCTTGAAAGAAAGGTGTGATCTTAAATGGCCCCTATTGGCGGAGGTACTTTCACAGTACAAAATAAAATTCTTCCTGGCGCTTATATCAATTTCGTAAGCCTGGGAAGCGCGGCTAGACTTGGAACGCGCGGCGTCGTCGCCCTTCCCCTGGAACTGAACTGGGGACCTGAAAACCAGGTCTTTTCAGTAACAGCGGAGGACTTCAACAAAACAGCGATCGACGTGCTCGCTTATGATCCAACAGCCGCCCCCCTTCTTCTTGTCAGGGAAGCCTTGAAGCGCGCGAAAACCCTTCTTGCTTACCGTGTGAATTCCGGTGGCGTTAAGGCTTCAAATACGATCGGAGGAATGACCGTCACGGCGAAATGGTCCGGAACCAGAGGAAACGACATCAAGGTCGCCATTCTGACCAATGCAGACGACGCGACGAAGGTTGACGTCGTGACCTATCTTGGCGCAATGGAAGTCGATTCCCAGACCGTCGCGGCAAACACTGGATCGGCTAACCTGAAAAACAATAACTTCGTGACCTTCGGAACAGCGGCAACCTTGACGCCGGCTTCCGCGACAGCATTGACTGGCGGAACAAACGGCACATCCAACGGCACGTCATACAGCGCATTCCTGAACGCGATCGAGGTCGAAACCTTCAACGTGATCGGTTATCCTGGCACAGATGAAACGATCAAGGCCCTTTTTGCCGCCTTCGTGAAGCGTCTTCGCTACGATAACGGTGAAAAGATCGTCGGTGTCCTCTATCAGTACGACAGCGACGACATAGGCCTGATCAACGTCAAGAACGGCGTCGTTCTTTCTGACGGAACCACAATCACAGGCGACAAGGCCGTCGCATGGGTGGCCGGGGCTTCCGCTGGCGCAGAAGTCAACGAATCCCTGACCAATACCGCGTATGACGGAGCCGTTGACGTCGACATCAAATACACGAAAAGCCAGTTCGAAGCGGCTATCAGAGCCGGCGAATTCGTCTTCTATGCTGATAACGGAAAGGCCCGTGTCTTGACTGACATCAACAGCCTTGTTACCTTCGGCGAAGGCGTTTCCGAAGACTGGACTTCGAACCGTGTTGTCCGTGTTATGGACGGCTGGGCGAATGACGTCGCAAGAATCTTCGGCGAAAGTTATATCGGGCTTGTCACAAACAGCGACACAGGCCGCCAGCTTTTCAAGGCTGACCTTGTTTCCCTTGCTACGCAGTACCAGGCGATCGACGCGATCAGCAATTTCGAAAGCGCCGACATCATCATTCAGCAAGGCGTCGGGAAGCGTGACGTCGCCGTGAATTGCGCGTTACAGCCGAACGACAGCATGGAAAAGCTGTATATGACCGTTACGGTCAACTAATGGAAGGAGTGAAGCGAAATGAAAACCTTGAACGCGCCGGATACCATTTCCGGCAAGGAAGGCAGAGCATACGCGAAGATCAACGGGAACAATGAAGAATTGTTCTTCGCAAAATCGGTCGAAGCGAATGTCGATAAAAACAAGTCCGAAGTCAAGTCGATCGGAAAGCGCATGACCGGACACAAAGTGACCGGCCTGAATGGTACTGGGTCCATGACCCTTTACTATCTGACCCCGCTTTTCCGTTCCATGATCGCGGACTATAAGAAAACAGGCGTCGATCTGTACTTCGATATGGTGATCGAGAATGAAGACCCGCAGTCTTCCGCTGGGAAACAGTCAATCCTTCTCATGGGCTGTAATATTGATTCGACTGTCCTTGCAAAGCTGGACGGCGATTCTGACGATCCCCTTGAAGAAGACGCAGACTTCACTTTCGAAGACTTCGACATTCTGACGCCTTTCAATAAATTCTAAAAAAGGAGGACCAAACAATGGGCAAACTTACAGACTTTTTACTGGAACAGGAAGTTGAAGCCACTGTCGAAACTACGGTGGAAATCAAGCCGTTTCCGTTTCCCTTCGTTATCAGGTCGATCACGGAGGGCGAAAACAAGGCAATCAGGAAATCGTGTCAAAGGGTGACATTCGACAAGAAGACACACCAGAGGAACACTGAAACCGACACGGACCTTTATAATAACCGCCTTGTGATCGCTTGCTGTGTGGACCCGAACTTCAAGGACGCCGAACTTCAAGCGAAATATGGCGTCATGGGGGCGGAAGACCTTATCGACAAGATTCTGAATCCTGGCCAATTCACCGATCTTCTTCTTGCAATTCAGGAGGTCAACGGCTTTTCGACCGACATCAATGAATTGAGGGAAGAAGCAAAAAACTAATAACGGGGGGCGGAAATGACGCGGAAGCCGACGGTGAAGCTGTCTACGCTCATTACGCCCTCCACCGTTTGAAAATACTGCCTGGCGCGCTCATGGCGCTTCCGATCCGTGAACGCGCCTTTATTTATGCGTCCATTGACCTTCAAGTCGAGAAGGAAAAAAAGGAAGCCGCCAGGGCAAAACGCCACGGCAAGAAAGGAAGGTGATCCATTGTGGCCGGTGTATCTACCAGTTTAGCAATACATGACAGAATGACCAGCGCCTTGAACAGAATCACAAGCGCCGTTTCGCGCACTAATAGAGCGTTGGAAACCACGGATCGCTTGACCGATCAAGTCAACCCTGGCGATACTTTCAGCCGAAGCACGACCGCGATCGGGAACGCTACACAGCAAGTCGAACAGTTCAACAGGCGACAGAACGAAGCCGGAAACGGAGCGAATAACATCAAGAACGCTTGGGGCGGCGTCGGTAGGCTTATAAAAACCGCCGTCGCCGCCTTTAGCATTAAGCAGATCATAGGCCTGGCCGACAGCATGACGCAGACGACCGCGCGCCTTGATCTGATGAATGACGGATTGCAGACCACGGCCGAACTTCAAGACATGATCATGAAGTCAGCCAATAGGTCCCGCGCTTCGTACCAGGCAACGGCCGACGCCGTGTCAAAAATGGGTATCATGGCGAAGGACGCGTTCAATTCAAACGAAGAACTGATCGCATTTTCAGAACTTATCAACAAACAATTCACAATCGCCGGAACTTCGGCCGCCGGTGTGGACGCGGCTATGTTACAGCTTACGCAAGCCATGTCTTCCGGGGTCCTTCGTGGTGAGGAATTGAACAGCGTATTCGAACAAGCGCCGACAATCATTCAGACGATCGCTGACTATCTGGGTGTACCGATCGGGAAAATCCGTGAAATGGCCGCCGAAGGTCAGATCACTTCGACGATCGTTAAAAACGCCATGCTATCGTCAGCGGACGAAATCAACGCAAAGTTTCAAGCCATGCCTATGACCTTTTCACAGGTAGGAACAATATTAGGCAATATGCTTCTTCAAACCTTCCAGCCGGTGATCCAGGTTATAGGCCAGGGCGCCCAGTGGATATATGACAACTGGTCGACGATTGAACCTATATTCTGGGGTCTTGTGGCCGCTGTGGGCGCTTATGCGATCATGACCGGAATATGGACCGCTGTCACCTGGTTACAAGTGGCGGCGAACAGGGCGCTTCTTGCTTCTATGCTGACGAACCCGATCCTGTGGATTGCGATTGCGATCGGCGTCATTATTGCGCTGATCTATAAATGGATTCAGTCCGTCGGTGGCTTGCGTGTCGCCTGGCTGATCGTCTGCAACGCCCTTCTGACCGCCTGGGACTGGGTACAGATTGGATTCATGACCGGCGTTTACTGGGTCATGGATATGTGGAATAAGTTACAGCTTGCCTTTATGACGGCCGGCGTGAATATCGCTAATTTCATGGGCGACATGAAGGCGAACGTCCTGATGATCCTTCAAAATATGGTTAATGGAGCAATCAGCATTATAAACGGGTTCATATCCGCGCTGAATAAAATCCCTGGTGTCAGTATTGACCTTATCCAGGAAGTAACATTCGGCACTACGGCCCAGCTTGAAAATGAAGCCGCTAAACAGGCCAGGGCGCAGGGCCTGGAAGACTACAGGTCCCAGATAGAAAGTAAGATTGCCGAACGTGACGCAAAACTTAACCAGATGAAGACCGACGCCAGGGCGGCAACGGCACAGCGCCAGGCTGAAATCGCTACCGCAAAAGCTGAAGCCGCCAGCAAGGGAGAAGTCGGTAAAATCAAAGAAGTCGGTAAAATCAAAGAAGACGTCAATATCGCCGAGGAAGACCTTAAATTCCTTCGCGACGTGGCCGAAATGCGCTATGTCCAAAACTTTGTAACCCTGACGCCTACTGTCGCCGTTGACGCGAAGATCAGCGAAAAGGTCGACGTTGACGAAGTCATTAACAAAATCGAAGCAAAACTAGAAGATGAATTCTACGCGGCGGCGGAAGGGGTGTATGCTTAATGTCTTATAAAATGGCTTTGATTATCGAAGGGCGGGAAATTTCTATTCCCGTCCTTCCTGAAAAACTGACTGTAAAGGCCGCTGGGAAGAACGAAAGAACCACGGTTTTAGAACTTGGCGAAATCTATATCCTGCGAAAAAAGGGCCTTCGTGAAGTGGCCTGGGAATCGTTTTTCCCTGTAAATAACGCGCCTTATGTTACCGGCACAATCAGGGAACCGATTGACATAGTTAGAGCAATCGAAAATTCGCGCGATACGCCTTCCCCTATCCGCTTTATACTGGTTGGAACAGACCTGGATATAAATATCCGTTTCGGGATCGAATCTTTCGAATACGACGAACGGGCCGGAGAAGTCGGCGACATCTATTATTCAATTAAACTGGTCGAATGGAAAGATTATTCGCCGAAACGAATAATTCTTCCCCCTGTCCAGGCCGTCCAGGCCGTCGCCGTGAAATCTGTCCAGGCTAAAGAGCCGGCGCGTCCTGGAACCCCTCCACCAGCAAAAACCCATACAGTGGCAAGGGGTGACAGCCTTTGGGCGATCGCGAAAAAATATTATGGGGACGGAAGCCGCTATCCGGAGATATACAACGCCAATAAGGCGATCATTGACGGCCGCAACAAAGGAACCGGAAATCCGAAGTACACTATTTATCCAGGTCAGGTGTTTACAATACCATGATCAACATTTATTACCAGAATATTAAGACTGGGGCCGCCCATGATATTACTTCCCTGGTGTCTTCGGCGAAATGGTCAACGAAGCGGGCCGGTTCCCCTGCTTCTTTAGAATTGACGGTTATTGCCGACGAAGACGTTGTCTGGGATCATGGCGGGATAGTCACGCTTAAAGAAGAAAACACCGGCTTATTTTACGGCTATGTTTTCAAGCTATCCCAGTCCCATAAGGGCGAAATATCAGTCACAGCCTACGACCAGACAAGGTATTTGAAGAATAAAGATACTTACGTCTTCGAAGGGAAGCGGGCAGACGAAATCGCGGCTAAAATTGCGGCTAAAATTGCGGCTGACTTTCAGATTAAGACCGGAAAACTGGCTAATACCGGCTATGTTATTCCTTCCCTGGTAGAAGATAACCAGACACTTTTTGACATCATTCTGAAGGCCCTGGACCTGACGCTAATCAATACCGGCAAAATGTTCTATCTGTGGGACGACTTCGGGAGCCTTCGAATATCAGATGTCGCAGAATCGAAGCTGGACCTTTATATCGGAGATTCAAGCCTGGCGACAGGTTACACTTATTCGTCGGATATTGATTCCGAAACCTATAACAAAATTAAGCTGGTCAGAGATAATAAAGAAACTGGCAAGCGCGACGTTTATATCTTCCAGGATTCTAACAATATGAAATTCTGGGGCGTCCTGCAAAACTTCGAAATCGTGGACGAAAACCTTAACGAAGCGCAGATCAAAGAACGCGGCGACAAGATGATTGAACTTTATAACCGGCCAAAAAGGACATTTGAAGTCAGCGCCATTTCTGATCTTTCGGTTCGCGCCGGCCGCGCCGTGTTTATCGGTATTTCCGAAATCGGCGTTAAACAGTTCTTTATTATCGACGAAGCCAGCCACGATCTACTAAAGGGGACCATGTCCCTTAAATTAAAGGTGGTGTGATATGGGACTTTTGGACACTATGAAGAAAGTCGCGGAGCAGACCGGCCAGGCCGGAGTTCCGACGGCTTTTTTATTTGGGACGGTTACTTCAACCAGCCCGCTTGTGATCCGTGTCGATAACCGGTTCAATATCGGAGAAAAACAGATCGTCTTAATGAAGCAGTTCAGGGCCGGAGAGTACCAGACACATAAACACGCTGTCCCACAGCACAGCACGGAAACGGCCAGTAACCACAGCCATAACGTCCAGGCTTTACAGACTACACAGGAAGTCTATAACGGTCTTGCTGTCGGTGATAAGGTCGTTTTATTGAGAAATCAAGGCGGACAGGAATTTCTTGTCCTGGGAAGGGTGTGATCTTATGGCATTGATACCGAACGCGGTACCGATCACAATCGGCCAGGACGTCGAAGTTATCGAACAAAAAGACATGACGTCCAGGACCTACAAAATAAACTTTGCAACCGGACGCGTCGGCGGGTTTGTTGACGGGACCGACGCCATGAAGCAGGCAATTCTTAAAATAATTCAGTCAGAGCGCTTCCAGTACCTGATATATTCCTGGAATTATGGAATTGAAATGAATTCAATCGCAGGCAAAAGCTATCAGGTGATAGCAAGTGAAATCAAAAGAATTATTCGGGAAGCGCTTTTGGAAGACCGGCGAATTACAGACGTTTATAACTTCAAAATCAGCCAGGTTAATAAAAGAACTATGGCCGTCGAATTTACAGCGTCAACCGTGTTCGGTGAAGTGGATATTGAAACGGAGGTAAGCGCGAATGTTTGAAAACATGACCTTTGAAAACATCATGGACCGCTGTCTGGCGCGCGTTTCTGATTCCGTGGACAAACGTGAAGGTTCTGTCATATATGACGCTATCGCGCCGGCGGCGGCTGAATTGGCGATCCTCTATATCGAACTTGGAACTATCATGGACAGAGCGTTCCCCGACACGGCGACAGACGTTGATCTGACAAAAAAGGCCCAGGAAAGGGGTGTCTTCCGTCAGGCGGCTACATACGCCGTCAGGAAAGGCTATTTTGAAAACGCCCAGGGCGCCGGTTATGAACTGGCAATCGGAACACGCTTTTCAGGCGGCGACATCAATTACAGGGTTACGGAAAGGATCGCGGCCGGACAGTACAAGCTGACAGCAGAAACGGCCGGCGCTGTCGGTAATGAGTATTTCGGAACCCTTTTCCCGATCGACTTCGTTGACGGACTGGCGGCCGCAACACTGGCCGACGTTCTTATTCCTGGCGAAGACGAAGAATCAGACGACTCCCTTCGTGAAAGGTATTTCGCAACGCTGAAAAGCCAGGCATTCGGCGGCAATATTGCCGATTATAGGAACAAGGTCGAACTACTACAAGGCGTCGGAGCCGCGAAGGTCATTCCGGTCTGGAATGGCGGCGGAACTGTGAAGATCGTTCTTCTGGACAGCGAATGGGGCGTTCCTTCTCCTGAACTGGTCGCTTCTGTACAGGCTGACGTCGATCCGGTCGGAAGCCAGGGCGAAGGCGTCGGCATTGCACCGATCGGCCATATCGTAACAGTAACACCCGTCACCGGCGTAACGATCGACGTGTCCTTCACTCTGACATTTGCTTCGGGTGTCACTTGGGCCAGTGTCCAGCAAGCCGTCTGTGACGCAATTCAAAGCTATTTCGTCGAACTGGCGAAGGTATGGGCCGATAGTTCAAACCTTGTAGTCCGTGTTAGCCAGATTGAAACGAAAATCCTGAACGTCGAAGGAGTGATCGACATTACAGGAACCACAATAAACGGCGGAACGGCCAATATTTCGCTTGACGCCACGTCGATTCCGGTCCTGGGGGTGGTGACAAATGGAGCTTCTTAATTACTGGCCGCGTTATCTTCGTGAACTGGTTGAATTCCAGCAGATCGCGAACGGGGAACAACCTGAATTTGACAAGGCCGTCCAGGCCGTCCAGAACGCCCCACAGGACTTTTTCCTGGTTAGCCTGTCCGAATATGGGGCTTCACGCTGGGAAGCGATCCTGGGCCTTTCTGTGGCGCCTGGCGACACGTTAGAAACAAGACGTCAAAGAATACTCCTGAAATACCTGGATCAGCTTCCCTACACATACAGAAACCTTTTGAAGTATTTATCCATAGTCAGTCAGGACTTCACCGTGAATCTTGATAATGACGCTTATGAACTTTTTATCCGGATTGTGCTTTCCGGATATGACCAGCGGGACGCCCTGGCGGCCATGCTTGGCCGCATGGTTCCCGCGAACCTGGTCTTGAAAATGCAGTCGCAGATTCCGCAGACGATACTTCGGCCGGCTTTTACTGTGTGTTCGACGACTGTGACAATAAATAAGCATGAACACATTCCACAAGGAGGTTAAACTACTATGGCACGTTTCAGATCAACAATTACTGATCGAGGTAATGTAGTCCTGACCCAGTTGATTGCGACTGGATCACAGCTTCAAATTGTCAGAGCGGCCAGCGGCGACGGCGTCCCGACGGTAAGTCCGAACACATTGACCGCCCTTGTGTCGCCTGTGACAGTCGATACCCAGGTCCAGGCAAAGGAATTTATCGACGGAAATCCGTCCATTATGAAAATTCCGGTCCAGGTTACAAACGCCGGTCTTGAATCGGCGGTATGGATCAGAGAAATCGGAATTTTTGCCCTTGACGGGAACGGCGTTGAATTTTTATTCGCCTATTCCTGGCTTGACGGCGGCGACAGCGACAATATTCTTCCCCCTTCTTCCTTCCTGGGAGATATAGAAAATCCAGCCGACACTGTACACATTCACGACGTCGCTATGTTCGTGACGAACCAGGAAAACAGCGCCATTTCCGTTCAGGTCGGGGCTTCTTCCTTCGTTACGTCGGCGCAGATGATAGCATATTCCGCGCCACTCATTCACACACAGGCGGCCAATACAGTTATAGAATCCACAGGCCAGTCCGTCGAAGAAATTCAGCGGCGCCAGGATTATGATATTCAGGCTATCAAGGAACAGCTTGACACTGGATTCACAGGAACGACAGTTACACACACATTCGCGTCCGCACAGCTTTCCCAATGGAAAGGATACGACGGTTCAGGACTTCCGGAAGGTATCCTGGACACGACAAACAACAGGCTTTATCTGTGACCAGATTTGCCTGTAAGCCG